TCTGCTGCTTCTGCATCAGACACCCCCAACTGATTGGCTAACTTACCCTTGCCCATGCCATACATAATACCTAAGTTAACAACCTTGGCTTCCTTCCGGGTAATGCCTGCAAAGTCTGCAACCATCTGATGTAGATCAACGTCTCCATTGTTGTACTCCTTCACAATGTTATCAACCATAGCATGTTTAAACTTACCGACGCTGGCTGCGAAGTGTACCAATAACCTGGGTTCTTGGCTTGAGTAATCAAAGGATCCCCAATTTGTTCCTTCCTCTGGTATGAACAACCCTCTTATCATCTTCTTGATATCAGGATCTCTGGCAGGAATTTGTTGGAGGTTTGGATTAGATGAAGAAAACCGACCGGTAACCGTACCGCCATCGTCACTTCTTAACTGATGAAACTCAGCATGGATCCTACCCTTGTGCTCATGCTTTAGTATTGTATCTATGAACGTTGAGTCAGCCTTATCAAACTCTCTAAGTTTAACAATGGATTGGCACACCTCATGCGGATGAGCAGATAAGAACTGCTTTGTGAAAGAAGGAGCACCAGCTTCCGTCTTAGGGTATGCTAAGTTTAAAGACTCAAAGACATGTTGCACCGAGGAACTTGCCCAAGGTTCAATAGCAACTCCTGTCTTAGATTTAATCCAATCTCTCAAGTCTTTGGTTTTCTTTTTGAGAACAACCTTTGCTTTCTCCGCACTGTCTAGATCCACACGCACACCTTTCATACGCATGTCAATCATCATAGGTATAAGGCTTGTCTCCAGGTTCCATATGCCCCAAAGATCTTTCTTCTCAATCTCCGTACTTAACGTCTTCCATAGTTTCATGGTAAGAACGGCATCCTGTTCGGCATACGCACCAACGTATTCGGCTGGAAGTTTATACATCTCAGCCTTGGGATCAATGCCCCACTCCGCAGCTGCTACACGCAGGAGCTTCTCGTTTTTTGTTTCTCCTAAGTAATCACGACCCAAGTTATTAAGGCTGTATGAAAAACGGTTCTCATCAACTATCGCCCCGGTTATCATGGTATCGATTATTCTTCCTTGAACCTCGACCCCTTCTGCCCTCAACCATCCTGCATCATAGGTAGCGTTGTGCATGATCTTATCTATGTGTGGAGTAGCCATCTGTTTCTTGAGCCACTTCATCGTGATCTTTGGATCTAGGTTCTCGCCACTCTCATGTCGGATGGGAAAGTACCAAGACTCATCCGAAGTTGCTACAGCAATACCAACGATAAACCCATCGTTCCTTGCCCAACCGGGGCCAGACTTAATGTTAGGGTCCGAAGTCTCGAGGTCAACAGCTATCTGTTTGCATTGGGTAAGGTCTGGATAACTCGTTGGCTTATTCCAAAAGACCTCTTTGCCTTGGTTCATCTGCTCGGCAATGATCTTATCTTTTTCAAACATTTCTTTCTGCATCACAAGCCTCCCCAAGAAGGGCACCATAACCACATATATCTATAGCACTGTCCTCATGCGTTGGTGTTTCAATCAACCGAGAAAGTTTAACTGCGATCATACACATGTAGACTTGCTCAACGGTAACCTCTTGTCCTAGTAAAACCCTCCACATCTTAGCAATGCGTTCATGGTTAAGATACGCATCTCCATAATCCTTGGCCCTCGGACCGTTAATCATCCGCTCTGCCTCTTGTAATATTTCATCTCTTTTCATATCATGTACCTGTATTTTTTATCTGACTCTATTATGTATAAATTTTCTTTAGCTCGAGTTACAGCAACATAAAAAATTCTATGCTCATCTTCTGGGTGCTTACCTTCCAGACATGCCTTGGTGGATCCTGTATACACCGCAACATTGTCGTCCTCTCCTCCTTTCATAGCGTGAATAGTTGATAGTTTTATTCTAGGCTCGTCCTCTATAGACTCGCCCCTTCGTTCAATAGCTCTAATGTATAACCTTTCTTCTTCACTTAGTCTGGCGATACTCGCAGCATTCCTTGTAAGTGGAGCAAGTAACCCGTACTGACTAACGAGTTTATCGTATGTTAACAAATCATCTGGTGCCGTGGCATCAAACAATTTAATAGATCCTCTTTTAACAACGGCATCCTCTCCGGTCTTAGATACTCCCTTATAAAAACTAGTCAGTCTACTAATACCAACGGCCTTTCCTTCTTGAAGATCTTTCCATACCGACATCACATCAAGTGTCTCCCTGCTAACAGAAGTCTTACCTTTAACAGAGAAGTAATAACCCCACTCTCGTAGCTGGTCTGCCATGTCTTGGGCATAGCCATTCGTTCTTGCCATGAGTGTCCATGAACCTTCGTGCAAAGGCACACTTCTCAAACTAAACACCCGAGTAACGTTACCCTCTTCTTCCCGTGGAAAGAACTCCTTCTCCATCCTGTCTGGTATGCGTCTAGATATCCTCGCAGCGAGGCTCCAGACGGCTTGGGGCAGGCGGTAGGATTGTTTAAGTACATCTACCCTATCAGAAACTTCCATCAGTCTGTGGACATCTACGCCCGTCCAACGGTGGATAGCTTGGTCATCGTCTCCTGCAATGATTGTCTCCTCTGAGTTGTCTGCCATGAAACTAACCATGCTCCACTGTAATGGAGTTAAGTCCTGTGCTTCATCAACGATAAGCATATCTAAACTAGGAGAAGCAACCAACTCAGGGTACTTCTTAATCATATCACAGAAATCAAACTTCAAGTTCTCTTCTTTATATCGAGTGAGTTGTCTATCAATGTGAACCAACTTATCAAAAAATAAATTGCGATCCCCTGTGTAATTGTATTCTTCGTCTAAAGAAACCTGGCGATAACTTGCTCTCATAATCATCTGAAGATACTTGGACCCTGATCCTCCTATCGAAGGAAGTATAATCCCATCATGAGGAGAAATAAAATCTGCTCCATAGAAATCTACGCCAAGCATATCCCCTGCTTTATTGTAGTCATCTCTACCCATAACATCTGTCGTCTGTAAACCTAACCCGTGATAGCCCGTTGCATGAAGAGTTCTAAAGTGAGGGAAGTCTTTCCGTTCTAAGTTAAACTGAGCACATGATCTTGTAACGAACTCTCCGATAGCTTTCGTCGTGAAAGAAACAACACCTATGCGAGAAGGATGTACACCTCGCTGCAACGCATCCTTAACAAGACCTATCAATGTATAGGTCTTACCACAGCCAGGTGGTCCAAGGATAAGTCGGCTGTTATGTATCAAGAGATAACTTCTTTCCAAAGTACTTTATAACTAAAGCAGCTATAGCTGTTACTAAAACCTTACCTATAATTTGACCTTCGATGTGTGCTAAAGAACCAAATGCTATCCATAAAAATATAACACTGTCTATTACCGATCCTACAGAACCAGAAGCAAATATTGCTAACGGTTTACTTTTATCTCTAACCTTTGAATAAACAAAAAAGTCTGATAGTTCTGAAATAAAGAATGCCGTTATACTTGCAATAGCAATGTATGGATCCGCTAATATATAAGACAACACAGACCCAGCTAATATAGATCCCAACGTCCACTTATACCCAAAGGTTTCGTAGATCACATCCCTTAAATACAAAGCCAGTCCTATCATTAGTACACCAGAAGGTGCCATGATCCCAAACCCTAAAGGTATAAGACAAGGTCCATCTGGCACACAAACCGTGCCTACATTTCCAATCATAAAATTTGCAAGTGGTATAGTAGACATATACGCTAGTAAAAAAATATATTTAATCATTTAAAAAACTCCTCTTGTTCATATCTTAATTCCCAAAAAGAAGGACATTGAACGGCATCAATTCTCCTCGCCATTCTTTCTGGACAAATATTTAGTTCGTTGTGATGCCTTGCTACGTTTGCACTATCAGCAGAAGCAAACGGGTATTTATCTCCAGACATAGAAAGTCCTCGGAGCATATGTAACCAAGGAATATTTCCTCTTTTTGAAATTGCGTTAAACGCTTCATCGGCTCGTCTTTCCCACATCTCAGACCCAACTTGCCAATACCTACCTGAAGAACCAAAACATACTTTACCAAAACCCAAGTCTAGAAGGTAAAGCAAATGATCTATTGGTTCCGCCATGTGCCACACAATCGCAGAGCAATCCTTCCGGTGAGGATATTGCTTTATAAGTTCAAGGTTATCCTCTGGCTCCCCATCAATAACATCTGGAACAACTGCCCAATGTGGATGTGATAACCGATTTTCAAGCCACTTATAGTAGCCAACCCAATCGGGAGCTTTACCTTTTGTATAAGAAGTAAAAGCACCATTGTCCCACATAACACTCTGAGCATTAAGCAAGCACCAATCCCCATCTCTTTTATCGGCAAAGGAAACACAAAAATGTTTCCCTGCCATTGGTAAAAGTTTGGAACGTGGAGTCATAGGTGTTCCATGATAATGTATCATTTAAAAGGATTTCCTTTTTCACATTTAATCTTAACGCCTTGGTGTGTACCAAAAGTTGTTACATGAACTCTCGGTAGGGCATTCCGCACAGAAAATTCCGCTAAAATTTTGTCTGTAAGGCTTTCCTGAAACATTTCTTTATCAGATAAAGAATAAATATAGTCGTTAATATCCTCGACCATAATCATTTTTTGTGTTTCAATGACTGCTTTATACGAAATAGTTTCCTTATCATTAGGACAAATACATGTTAAATTAAAAGTATATTTATTCATCTTTCTACAAAACTCCTCTTCTCTATAACACCTGTCTGCCTACGAGAATTAAACTTGCATGACAGCGATAGCTCTTCCTCTATCAAACGAAAGAGTTCCTTTAGATATTTATCTTTCTTGATTAGTTGATTGAGGTTCTGACAACGCTTGTACTCAATCATTGCTTCTTGAACCTTCTTATACTGCCCCGGTATGGAGCTTCTAATCATTTGTAACTCAGTCATCTTTACTCCTTTTGTTTTTAATCCATTGTTCAATGTCTTCCTCGACCCATCGAGCCGACTGTCTTTTAGTCTCGTCATCTCCTAGTTTAATCGGTGGTGGAAACCTTCCTTGTTCCACCCACTTATAGATGGAAGAATGGGATACGTTTATCCACTCGCTCACTTCTCCGATCCTTAATAGTTTAGAATGGGACTTCATCTCTTGTCTCCTCTGTAGGTAAATCAACTTCTATTGTCTCAAAGGATGGTATCGCCCATACCCGAACCGTGCTTCTTGATCCGTCATCCTTCTTAACGCTCCTATGCCTATGGCAATCTTGGTTATTATTTACTCGCTTCAACTGTTCCTGAACCTGTGCCCTGGTGAAGTAAGTAAATCTGCGATTGTTTAGAAACTCCATTAGACCAGAGATCTGAAACATCGTTAAACCATCTTCTGTCCAAGGCTTACCGTGTAGTAGTTCCTCGGGATGGTGTGCTTTAATACGGCTAGTGCAATACTGACGTAGCAGTTCCTTAAACTGACCGCTAAGTGTAAGTTCCTCTGGCACCTCGAGCTTGGTGCTCTCAGTCAACATCCTCGACATAAGTGCCTGCCACTTCACAGGCTTCATAGTAGGAGGCATGATGGAGATCTGTTCCATACAAGCCCGTTGAAAAAGTAGTTGGTTCTGAAGCTGTTCTGTCGATAGCTGAACCCGTTTGCCTGCAACATCCAAGAAGTATAGCCGAGGTTCTGATAACAAAGTAGTCAAGCTACCAACGACAGGCATCTCCGGACCTTGATCCCCGACCCCAAACTTACGGGACATACATAATCCTTTATCACAATAACTCTTGAACGGTTCCTGTTCACAAGTATAGAAGTACTCCTTCTTCTCAAGAGACTTCTGCAAGGTCATAACTTCTTTAGCATCAAGAGGTTCCGTAAACAGTTGCCTGTTCATAGATTCAAAATGAGCAACCCAATCGTCTGGAGTTTTGTACCGGGAGTATACACCACACATAAACAACTTCTTATTCCGATCATCAGAGACAGGGCCATCAGCAAAGATATGTTCAAGGCATGGTGGTCCATCCGTAAAGTATTGCCTTGTTCCAGAGAACCGTAACTTCTCTAACTGAGAAACCTTTATAGATTTTCTGCTTAGTTCTTTCTCGAACTCCTCAAGGGTCATAGCTTCAACGTCTTTGTTGTAGCAAAACCGCTGTGGAAACTCCGCGTTAAAGTAAGGTAGATTAAGAAAGTTTCCTACATCTCCTCGCTCCGATAAGATCTTATCTTGCTTGGGAAAAATCTCGCACCCACTGTGCCCCAACGCAACAGCCATCTCTAATAAATATTCTCGCACCACCGCTGCTTGCTCGTATTGTTTAAGTATAAGGTAGAGGTGTGCCCCTCCAGACTTAGATCGACAATGCACCAACGGTAGCTTTAACTTTTGTATATTCTTTTGAAGAGTTGTTTGATCTAGATCATACACATCTACGTCCAAGGCCCCCCACTTGCACATGTTATCTTCATTAATTGGTATGGCACCGATGCCTTGGTTCCCATCTAAATGTTCCTGTATTTTTTCTTCCGTCAAAGGTTCTCGTATAATACGGCTGTCTGCATCAGCTTTCCCGTTGCGTCCTACTCGACCTACGGTTGTCGTACCATGTGCAACCTTTGAACCCTCAAAGACGGCAAGCATTCTCTGTGCTAGTGTCATCTATTTTCCTCCGGTTAAAAGAAAGGGAGCGAGCCAGAAAGGAATCAACAAACAACCCGCTCCCCCTTAAAGCTACCTTAAAATGGTATCTCGCCCGCATCATCAACAACACTGGACAAACCATTACCGGAAACCTGGGAGGAATTATTCTCCGGGGTAGCTTTTACCTGACCCGACGCAATAGATTCTCGCAGGGTCTTAGCCTCTTGTAATAGATCTCGGCTATTAACTAAACCGATTTTTTCTATTGTATAAATACTCCAGGTGTTACCGTCTCTGCTTTCCTCTACAGATCCTAGTTTCCACATGGTTGCAAACAATGCAGGCTTAACCTGTTTGCCTGTCTTCGGATTCTTAACAGATTGTAAAGCTATCTGTGTCTTCCATCTACGGCTCACCTTCAATGAGCTAGACTTCATGCCTACCAAGGCAGGGGAATACGATCCATCCTCTGCAACAATCAAACAATAGTTGTCGTCAGATTTAACAAGCTCATTGCCGTTGTCACTAAAAGTTTCAGTCGATCCATTGCGTACCGTCTGAGCTAACCGAGGGTCACTAGCGTTGACCGTACCAATGTAACCACCGCCTTGCTCCTTGGGAGTAAACTCGGTGTAGCTTGTAGTCTGGTATACAGGCACAATGGTCATGCCTTTCTCTCCATCCCAAAACTGCTTGGTCACATCGTTAGCCATGTCCCCTGCACTGGCATCTTGGATGTACTTAGCATCCTTCTTATCAATCTCAGGTGACATCTTCTGGAGCAACTTGATGCGTGGCATCTGCATCTCGTCTGCACTAAACGTTGTTCCTTCTCCTGCACTATCAAAGATGTCGTCCATTAATTCAACGGACATCTCTGTCTTCTTTGTTTCTGCTACTGCGTTAGCCATTATGCTTTCTCCTTCGTAGTTAATTTTTGAAATGTATACGCACCCAGTAAATCTAGATCCGTGTTCTTGCCTTCTTTCATGCGTTTTAAAATCCTAGACTTTAACGTGCTAGGATGAACAAAAGTTTTTCTTGAAGGATAGAACCCCATCTCTTCTAACTTACCGACAACATCTCCCGCGACATTGTCTTCTCCCTTACCAAACTCTATAGACACAACATTCTTTATCATGTCGTCTTCACCTATAGATCTTACATAAGAAAACGCTTCTTCCTTACGGGCCACTGGAATGGATGCATGAATTTTAGTTTCAACTACCACCTTCACTCCATTATATGTCCCATCAGTTTGTCCCATCTCTGCCATGAGTTGTGGACCTTGTTCTGTCTCGAGCTTATGCTTCTCGTCCGTTAAACCTTTAAGATGTTTCGTGGCATCTTCAATCTCCCGATCCAAGATCTCAATCTGTCTAACTATATTTGCCAGAGATTTGCTGGTATCCGTATTCACATTGTCTAACGCACCAGCCGTGTCAAACATGTGTTCAAAAATATCATCACTCATAAAGTATCTCCTCTTCAGGGTTAAAATTTTAGGATTGACAAACAACCTTGTAATCCATACGGTAGAGCATAACGGAGGATAATCATGAGTGTCAAGTACAATTTTAAATTAAAACCATTTGATCATCAGCTTGCTGCTTTGGACAAGGCTCGAGGCAAAAAAGAATTTGGTTACTTCATGGAGATGGGGACAGGTAAATCTAAAGTTTTAATAGATGAACTAGGTATGTTGTTTCTTGCGGGACAAATAAACTTTGCCCTAATTATTGCACCGAAAGGAGTATATAGAAATTGGGTTGCTAAAGAAATACCCGAGCACATGTCTGATGACGTATCGCACCGGGTGATTCGATGGGTGTCTAGCCCAAACAAAAAACAAAAGGCAGAGATCCAATCGGTGAAGGAACCTTTCTCTGGTCTTACTATCTTTGTCATGAATGTGGAATCCTTTTCAACTGTGAAGGGAAGGGTAGCAGGGGAGTGGATGTCTAATTCACTAGGCAACTACGGGCTGATAGCCGTAGACGAATCAACCACCATCAAGAACCACAGGGCCAAACGTTCTAAGAATTTAATGAAGATTGCTCAAGGTTTCAACTACAAACGTATCCTTACTGGTTCTCCCATAACAAAAAGTCCTATGGATATTTTTGCTCAGACAGAGTTGTTGCGTAAGGGATTGTTGGGATACGAATCATACTTCCATTTTCAATTCAGATACGGGGTGGTTGCTAAGAGATCCTTCGGTGCTCGATCCTTTACACAAATTGTGGGATACAAGAACCTCGATGAACTGACAGAAAGAATTGATACCTTTGCCTATCGCGTCTTGAAACAGGACTGCTTGGATCTGCCAGAGAAAACATACACTGCTAGGTATGTGTCGTTAACAGATGAACAAGCAAGAATGTACCAAGACCTACAAAAGAAAGCCATGCTTTTACTTGATGATGGAGAAATGGTTACGGCTCCAGCCGTTATCACACAGATGATTCGCATACAGCAAGTGTTGTCTGGTCACCTCAAGACTGACGATGGAGAGATGAGATACTTTACATCTAAAAGAATGAATGCATTGGAAGAGATCACAGAAGAACATAACGGCAAAGCTATTATCTGGTCCAGGTTTCGATACGACATTCAACAGATAGTTTCGATGTTAAACAAAAAGTTTGGTGAGGGAACCGCTGCATCTTTCTATGGTGATACATCCGACAACCAACGACAGCGTATCGTGGAAAGTTTTCAAGACAAGAAATCTCCCTTACGTTTCTTTGTCGGCAACCCTGCTACCGCAGGCTACGGTATCACATTGACGGAAGCTAACCTTGTCGTTTACTATGCGAACGATTACAATCTAGAGACTAGGATTCAATCAGAGGATAGAGCACATCGTATAGGGCAGACGAACAGAGTTACTTATATTGATCTAATATCCGAGGGAACTATAGACGAAAAGATTGTTAATGCATTAAGAAATAAAATAAATATAGGGGCAATAGTATTAGGAGAGGAGGCAAGACAATGGTTAAGTTTGGATCCGCAGGGCACAATGATATAATAGAAACGATTGTTGATTATAAAAAAGGTTTACGAAATAAAAATACGGCACCTAAAATTTTAGCAGAACAAATGGGAATAAGTATTGGTGCAGCTTCAGCATTCTTAAAAGAAATGAAACGGGGAAACGTCACGCAGATCCGGGGGTATGAAAAAACTCCAGAGCATATAGTTAAAGGTCGAACGGGAAGATCAAACCAAAAGAAGAACTTCTAATGGGTAAGAGATCTGACTTTGAAAGAATTGAACGAGACTTCTATCCAACTATAGATCCATCTGCCATCGAGCCCGTGAAACAATTCCTTACAGGGAAAAGTTATTACGAACCTTGCTGCGGAGAAGGACATCTCATAGATCTCTTGTCTCCCTTTGCAAACTGCATTGGATCTAGTGANCTGGAGAAGGATGCATTAACTTTAAAGTTAAGTGATCTCATTGAANAAGATGAGACAGGACAAATAAAANATCACCAATACAGTGCCTTGTTCGTAACCAACCCGCCTTATAAATGGAAGGACCTCGAACCTCTGCTCTCGTACCTACCTACAATCTTTCCAACGATGTTGCTTCTTCCTTCGGATGTCATGCATAACAAACGCATGGGTAAATTTATGAAACAATGTCGATGCGTATGGTCAGTCGGTCGATTGTATTGGCAGGAAAATAAAATTAGAGGCAAAGATAATTACGCTTGGTTTCTTTTTACTGATCAACAAGAAAGAACTAGGTTCATTGGTAGGTAATTACTTTTCTTCACAGAAGATACCGCAGTCAAACAATTCTCCCTGCAATTTTTTTCTGTAAGTTTTTATCGAATGTCCTTTGGCTGTCTCTGGCAAGTCATGAAGCTGAATCCTCGTACCTTTATACCGAACTAATTTAGCTCCTATCTCTTTGGATTGATCCGCCCTGCGTTTAAATACTTCTGGAAACTCTTGCCTTACTAAATTCCAATAGGTAGTCGAAGTTGCTTTAACACATCCAATGCAATTTGCATTTGGAAAACCATGCTCGTATATCTTTGGAGGTCTGATCTCAGCTTTATCTATTACATCAAAACAATCTTGCTTCGTTAACTTCTCATCTATCAACACGGGAATAAGTGTATCTCTTTCTGTAAGTTTAAACCTCGATGCCCGGTTCTTTTCCTCGTAAGTAAAACCTAATACAATGTGGTCTGAATTGTTTCGTTGTTCCCATTGCTGTCGTGCATGTTTCTTGAGACGCATAGTACATGGAGCCCCTGCTATTCCAGCCATGTATTTATATTTCTTCCATACTTCTTCCGCAGAATACTCAGGAAATTCTTTTGATATTGCTTGTTCTATCTTTACGCCAAGCCAGGTCTCTACATCTTTTAAAAATCTTTGGTTGTCTTCATGTTCTTCCTTGACAGGATTGTTAACAATCCTGATTCGATTGTGCTCACCGTACCGCATTAAAGTATATTTCGCAGCGACAGCCGAAGCTACACCGCAACTAAACCAAACAGTTATATCTTTATTGGTAGGTAGGAACCCTTGCATAATCTATCTCGTCTTTTTTCTTAGGTGGGGGTGGTAACATCTCATCGTGAGGATCATCTCTTGGATCTGGATCCTCCGGTTCGTCCAACAAAAAAGAATGGCCCCATTTAAGGGGCCGAGTTGAGAAAGAAAGCATACCTATACGGTAACAGCTTCTCCCTGCTTTGCAACTTCTTTTCTTATGATGACCGACAGTTGTCGGGTCATCGATCTCTGCTCCTCATCCGCTAACTTCTTTAGCAAGATGTGGTCTTCTGGCAGTAACGCAACGTTACAAAACCGTGGTTCATTTTTTCTAGGCATGTGCTCTCCTTTGGTTATTGTTTATTCATATACTATCTGGGTACAGACAGCAAGATACTTGTTACTTAACTGCTTCCCATACAGTTTCTTCTCCGGCAAAGGCAGGATTTATATTTCTGTCCTGACCGCTGTCCTTAATTAAACCTTTTTTCTTTAGCCCGGTTAGGTTCGTTCGCACAATCGATAGAGATACTCCCATTCGATCTGATAACTGTCTTGCTGTACCCTTACCTCGGCTCAACTCAAACAGAATTTGTTCCTTGCGAGACATTTCTTGGGGTGTATTTCTTTTTCCCATAACCCGCTGCCATACTTCTTTAATACTAATCACTGTTCTTCTCCTTCTATTACGCCCTCACCAGAGCAGTTGTCGCACATTTCGTTTGTCGTATAGATGTCTCCATACGGTACGTCAAAACTTTGTCTATGATAATGATCAACCTCCACGTTCCCTGCACCTTGGCACTCGGGGCATTCTTGCATGGTAGCTTCAAACATTTTTTCTTCATGTTCAATAAACATTTGTTTCATTCTACCCATGTTCGTTCTCCTCATGATATGCATCCTTAACAATGGACGCGATCACCAAGCCTACGTCACACCGTCCTAACTTAACAGCTTCTTCAAGAAGCCATTGCGTTTCGTCGGCATCTAAGTAATCGTAAACGTTTCCTTTTCTTACCTGTAACGTCTGATAAATATTTGTTTTCATAACGTTCAATGTCTGCCCTCCTCTAATAATTGTTTTACTTGTGACTCTTCCAATAATTCCACAAAGTCTGCGGGTCGGGCAAGTGGTTTCATGCCATCCTTCTTCTTATAGAAAACATGGTTTCCAATTTGCTCGATCTTCTCCAGATTAGGAGTCCAATACGGCTCAACCGATGTGGAATGATAATGAATTGCATCCTTCCCAACGACCGTTATGTATTCGCCGTCCTTTAACATCATCCGGGCTAGTGCCTTGGATTTTTGAAACGCTCTCGGCTCGGCTGGAGTATCGGACTTACCATCACACCACCAAGAGAATTGACACCCCTGCTCATTGTCTTGCAGAACAACTTCACACACCGTGTTGGGGTAGTCCTCGGAAGCCACTCGGTTAAGAGTGACCTCCGCTACAGCGAGTTGCCCTGCAAAAGTATCCTCGCCCCTCGCTTCAAAGTAAAGGTTCAGAGCTAGACAAAGTAATGCTGTCTCAATCATGACCGTGTCTCCTTACGCTTGTTTCTTTGCTCAACTCCTAAGTTGTAAATGCACTCATCCTTGAACTCTTGTAGCTTTGAGTAAACGTATTTCAAATCTGTCCTGTCGTGTTGGTTGGGATCATATGCCTCCATGATTCCTTCCAAACGATCTATCACATAATGACAACAAACTTTGTCTACCATGACCGTGCCTCCATATAACTTTCAATTAAACCTTGTGCGACTTGCGGAGTGATCGCGTTGCCATAGGAGCGGAGTCGTCCCACTCTGTTGGGAACCCCATTAGCCAACGGGAATGTGCAGGGTTCAACTGCCCTCCACTTTCCATCTCGGCAGAAGAGCCAATCTGCATCTCGCCAGAATGTTTCATTCGGATTGGACCCGTTAACTGTGCTTGTGCTCCCGTGTTCCATCCGTGTTTCCCGTTCAGATGAGACGGTGCTATCCCCGTGCCTCCCGTCATGGCTGTCGGTGTCGCCCAACCCGACATTTGTGCCGTGGTCGCTAAAGGATTTCCCCCTTGGTTCCCCCTCGGATTGTTTGGATTCTTGGTCGGACCTCCCGTTGATGAGATTGGTGTCGGCCACCCAGACATTTGTCCTTGCTCGGGTAGATTGTGTCCTCGCTTCTTCCAATTCTTCACCGACTCTGGTTTCCCTGCCCCCTTGTGATCCGAGGTGGTCGGTGTCGCCCAACCCCACAACACCGCTACCACTTCCTCCAAGTTGGACTTGTTGCGGTTCGCTAACTTGTCTCGGTTCTTTTCCGTGATCTCGGGATGAACTAAGTTCGCTCTCGGTGTCGGCCATCCCGAGGCTAACTGTGCTGTCACATCCAGAGTGTCGGTACTGATCTTTCCATTTCGGATGCGACCCCCCTTGTACCCGCCCTTGTAATCTCGGGTAGTCGGTGTCGGCCACGAACCAGATCCGTTGCCTGATGTGCGGAGCACCGAACCCCGCAGAGCAAAGATCGAACCCCCCGCAGGCGTAGCCCGTTCCTTCCAAGTCAGTTTGTACAGAGTCGAACCAACCAAGTCCGTCTTTGCTTGCAACTTGCTCACCAAAGATCGTTGGAGGTCTGCACTCCTCGATGAGGTGAAACCAGTGGGGGAACAAGTGCCTGCGGTCAGTAGTCCCTGCTCTTCTGCCTGCAACGGAGAAAGGTTGGCAGGGACATGATCCCGTCCAGACGGGACGGTCGTCGCTCCACCCTGCGTTTCTAAGGGCGAGGCTCCATGCTCCGATCCCTGCGAAGAAGTGACATTGAGTAAATTCTTGAAGTTCATCTGGTCTGACATCTGATATGCTCCTATCATCGACAACACCGTCTGCGATGTGCCCTTGTTTCATTAAATTGCGTAGCCATTCCACGGCATACGGTTCTATCTCATTATAATAGGCAAACTTACCTCTCATAATATCCTCCTGATTGTCATGTTTTCGCACACAAAATCTTGTCCTCTCATGTTGGCACAATACCAAGACTTCTCACTTAAAAATTCCAACAGATCATTTATCTTAAAGGTCTTCATCGTAGTATAACCACTGCTCATGCGGTACATACAAGAAAACTCTTCCTCTAACCCGTAATCAAAAATAGTATCCTTATACTGATGCCGTAACGAGTCCTCCGTGTGGATCTCAACTAACGCTCCGTCCCATGTACATACAAAGACAGGAACCTTGACGGGATTGTAACCCCCCGTCATGTGACTGATGTCAATACCAACTCTGCTCATGATGCAAACATCTCCTTTGCCTTCTCCGTCGTGATAACATACTGCTTTGTCTCGTCATCAACAGACGTAACGATGTAAGGATTCTTCCTAGCACGATGGCGGTACCCCGATAAAGTACACTTGAGATTACCATTAATCGTGCCGACCTTGTTGACATCTAGTTGNTGGATGCCTGCCATCTGAACCAAGTCCCGTTCCTCCTTGGTGCCCGAGCCCTCAAGACTAACCGTCACCTTGAAGGTCGCATCTTGATCCCCGTAACTGCATCTGCCTACGACAATTTTTAATTGTGATAGAGGAGTGTCCCCTTGGTGCAAAGGTACAAGGTTCATTGCCTCTTGCATCTTCTGCCGAATGACATCTAATGTTGCTTTATTAAATTGCATTATACTTCTCCCGATTTTTCTTTTATGGATTCTATGCTAGATGTTTCTACACGCAGATCTAACAAAACTCTGTACGCATCTTCGGAACATGTAGCTCTTATCTCAGTCGTTAAAGGTGGTGTCATACCTGTGTAAGTCACCTCATATATTTTCTTCGCTTCCCTCACGACACTTCTCCCTTATGTTCTACCATCCCATACCCTTCGCCCATGTAAAGTGATAGTGCCTCATCAAAAGGCAGATCGTTCATAATAATTGCTTTAGGGTGGTGCTTCATAAGAACCTCTGAATTAAGGTGACGCTTCCATGTGTATACGTCTTCACCATCCTTGATCATTGACCCCTTCTTCAGGTGACGCTTCAAGTCCTTGGAGTATTGCCACTTCTCAAGTTGCTCACCGCACCAAAGTTCTAAGTCCATGTCTAATTCAAAATTAGTATACTGTTTCTTTGGAAGACCCTTGAAGTATGCGTCTACATCTTTCATCACATCAAAGAAAGACTTGCGAAAGTTCTCTTTCTTAAACGAAGGATGCTCGTCTTGTCTGTCACAACCACCCCTGCCCGCATTATCAACGATAGCTAAAGGCTTACCGTCAAGATAAACAGACGCTTGATAACAGTTGGTTTCTTCTGATGCCCAAGCAGTGTGTTTAATATTCTTTAGTTCTAATTTCATGACCATTCCTTTCAAAAATGATTCGTTGTTGATGAGAACTACAATATCAGGATAGTAATACAAGTCAAGTTAATGTTGTTGACCCTTTGATTGTAGTACCAAAATGAACACGCTGTTTACGTTGTATACACTTTGCCAGAGAAATGAGTTTTATTTTTTTTGGTGCAGGAATTGTTGTAAAAACTGTAAACAGCGTAAACGGTACCTTATTTATATGCCCTCGTCCGTTTACAAACGTTTACATTGTTTACACTTTTTGGGGTAAATCTGTTAAAAGAGAACTTCGCAACGGCTGGTAAATTTTAAATTACCCCTCAAAATAGGGGCTCTGTTTACACTTTAACTGCTTTCGTTTACACTTTTGTAAACAGTTTGTAAACGCAAGGGGGGACAATGGGATCCATCAAAAAGAAAGTTGAAGCTGAACACGGCAGAAGTTTAACGAATAGACAGATGACATTTGCTAGGAATATTGTTGAGGGTATCTACTCTAACGCAGAGTGTGCTAGAAAAGCCGGATATTCTTCTGAGGTTGCAAAGACCACGGCATCTAAACTTCTAAACGGTAGAGACTATCCTCATGTATTGGAGTACGTCCAAGAGATCCGAGAAGAGAGGGAGCGTAGGTATGGAGTGACTGTGATAGGTCAGCTGCAGAGGTTCGCAGAGTTGTCGAAAGGAGCCGAGGAAGCAGGGCAGTTTTCTGCGTCAGTGAATGCCGAGAAGATACGCTCTGCCCTTGGCGGTCTAACAATAGATAGGCGAGAACAAATTAATTCTATTGATCAGTTGTCCAGAGATGAGATCGTAGCTAGAATATCCAAACTACAAGAGCAGTACCCGCAGGCCTTTACTATTGATGGAAACTACGAGGACGTAACGGATGAACGAAGCAAACTTCTGGAAACAATTAAGACAAAACCTACCTAAAGGGTGCATGGCAACACGGATTGAGAACGTCCACGGGGGCGGTATACCCGACGTTCATATGATGTGGGGTGGCCTACCTTTTTGGTGTGAATTGAAGGTAACCAAAACAAACGCTGTAAAAGTTAGTCCTAATCAAGTGGCTTGGAATACTGCATATCATGCTAAAGGTGGTCTAAATTTCTACTTAGTAAAGAGGCTCAAGGAGCACGACATACTTTTATTTGAGGGGAACCAAGGTTCAAGTCTCTTGGATGGTGGTATCTCTGCGACCCCGTTCGCTCGGTTCTTGAACCCTGCGTCTTTGTTTCAGGCTCTGCGACCCCGCATCTTTGCTCATTACTCTGCGTCCCTGCGTCCCAATATTATTTTTGTTGAGGGTCTGGCACCCTGCGAGTCTGTTCATTAACCGGTCGGGGCTCGATGCTTGGAGCAAGCTCCAAGTTTCCAGCTGCCGAGTTTCTTAATTGTTTAAGTTAGTTCCATTTATTTCTACGTTGCAGTTAGGGCAAGCTGAAAGGTCTTGAAATTCTTCCCATTCAGTTTGACAATTATCGCAAAAGAAAAACCAATCGCCAGAAATCCAACGTTCTTCCACTAGTTCTTCTTGTTCTTTGTTTGGTTTAGTCATTTTGATTCCTCCCTAGTGCTCTACTATAGCAATAGACTTGGCCTTAGTAAATCCCTTGCATAACTTGCAAGCTGTACATTGAACCCGTCGTCCGGCTTCTTTGGATGCGGGGCACAATGTTTCATTTTTGGTGTCAATAGATTCAAGGTTCGGTATAACTCGGAACGTGCGACGACCCGCCGACCAATGGGACTCCGCCTCTTGAAAAGAGTCGGCGGATTGCATCGCAATATCTGGTCGCCAAGGTTTTTGGTGCGTGTAGGCCGTCCACGTTTCCGCTTCGGATAACAGCGAGTCCCATACGGAGTCGGGTACCGCAGACGGGTCGCCATAGGTTCCGACCCTAACAAAACGCCCGCGTCCTAACTCAATAGGATCCACGGGCGTGTAGTTCCCTTTGATATAAGACTTGTAAACAATCAAGACTCCTTGGCCTAGGTTTACATAGCATCTACGATTCTTCGCTATTTTTCTAGCGGGGTCGGTCGTTACGTCGCCCCGCATGGTACAATCGCCACATATAGCATAGTCGGCACCCGTTTTGCTTGCTTCTAGCGGGTTGATACCGTCTACTATAACATAGGTTTGCAATACCTTGCCCGTCTTCGGGTTGGATCCCGACCAGACTCCGATTGCGACAATGGGAGTCCCGTCTAATTGGGACGGTCCCTTGTATATGATTCCACTTTTTAACATATTGATTCCCTTTCGTTGTTGATGAATTTATTTTACTTTAGTTTGGGGTCGGTTGCAAGTGAATAGAGTCTGCGTCCCTGCGTCCCCGTTCTCTTTTTTTTTCCTGCGTCCCTGCGTCCCTGCGTCCCCGCTGCGTACTGGCAATAAAAAAAAATTAAGGGGCTCGATGCCCCTTAACTTATCCCCTCCAATGGCCTTGTCCGGCGTGATCCCTTGGTCGTTTATTTTTCCACTTGCGTTTAGGATTGCTCACCAGGTTAGGTGTTATGTGCGGTTCTTTTGAGTATGCTAGTTTAATACCCGCTAATCGTACTTCCTCTCCCTCGCCGGATAACCCGTTCATCTCGGCTAGTAGTTCGTAGTAATCTTTTCCGCCAAAGACTCCGTATCCCTCATAAGAATCCTCTCGCCATTGGTTACCTTGGTTGTCCAAGAGATAGACCGTAGACGTTCCGTCCCCGTAACAGTTCCATATAACTTTGTTGGTGTCTTGCGTATGCCATGAAAAAAATCCCATTGTATTTCTCCTATAGGTATAAAAAAAGGGCAGACCTGATGGCCTGCCCAATTCTTTTACACCTCCTCTCCTGAATATGAAATTGGTTCCCCGTACTCGCGTTCCATATAGGTCGCGTCATTACCGAGACGGTCAGAGGTACCTAAGAGAACTTTTCTAATTGCTTTGTGCAATACTGCCTCTGTTTTGTGACTACTCCACCCTGCTCGATCACCTGATGCGGTAAACACTTCGTCAATTAACTTTAACTCTTTGATAGTCAGGTCAACTGATACGGGTACATTGTCATCCATTACATAATTAAGTTTCATTTTTATTCCTCTCTGAAACGAATCATTACCTCCGTTGGTAACAATTAAGAGTACCACATAGGGTCAACAAGTCAAGGGTTAGTTGTTGACCTTACCTAACAGCTGGTGCCGAGCCTGCGACCCTGCTGCTCTGCGGGTTGACAAAAAAACCCTGCGAGTTTGCACTCGCAGGGTCCAGAAAGGAAGGCTCATTAACGCAAGAGCCAGGCGAACTCTGGCGAGTCGAAAGCTGTGCTAATGCACAGCTTCCTCTTCTTGTTTCGGTTCCCAACAAACGTCCTTACCGTTGTCGTATACGCCTTCGTACATCCAGCCTTCGTCTTTGTACTCGCAGTTGATATCGGTAATTTTGTAGTGAGTTTTATTTTTCCATAGGTGCTCAAGGATTGGAAGTGGAGGCGACCATGCAGTAGAAAAATCTAGAAACAAAGTTGTATCTTCTTGAGACTCTACATCTATATCATAGGCATTCCATTTAGTGCCCCAATTTTCACACGACCAATCGTACCAATTATCTGATCCATATTTCTCTCGCTCCTCAGTACCGAGACTGCCTTTGAAAATATGTTCAGGCATTGGTATAATCGTATTGAAATCGAAGTCACTGAGATGATCGTTGTCACCATGTATCCCTTTACCTTGGATAAATTGTCGGAAAGTATC